TTTAGGTTTAGATCAGAAAATTGGCGTGAAAGGCGACATTAAAAAATTACGTAAAAAATTAAGCAAAGCCGATGAATAATCGGATTTGATAACGAGCAAACCACGCACCCGTCGGGCGGATTAAAAGTGCGGTCAAATTCTGACGGATTTTTGGCCGTGCTTGATTTAATCCTCACCCGACTTTTTTTATAAGGGAAAACATGAGCGACGGATCTCTATCAGTAAAACTTGCCCCTGACTATGAGATGGATGCAGTGCAAAAACAACTGGAAGATTACGGAACAGGCGAAGATATTATTCGAAACGATGATTTTTTTCCTGATATTTCTCTTTCTGCTTTTCGCAATCAATATCGTGCAGACGGCACAGTCACCGAACAACGCTTGCAAGATGCATTGATTGAAGCCATCGCCAGTGTGAATGATGAATTATCTACATTCAAAGCACAAAGCGAACATCACTTCCTTGAACAAATCCCCGCACCATCAGTCAACGGCGAAAGCGTGTTGATTTACCGCTATAAACGTGCGGTGAACTGTTTGGCACTTGCTAACCTTTATGAGCGTTACGCAAGCTATGACAGCACCAATGATGGCGAAAAGAAAATGGATTTACTCAAAGACAGCATCAATGAATTAAGACGAGATGCACGCTTTGCCATTAGTGACATCATCGGCAAAAGACGGGTCGATGCGGAGTTAATTTAATGGAAGTTTACGCACAACAAAATGACAACTTGGACGCCATTCTTTATCGCTATTTTGGCCGTAGTGAAGGGCTTTTAGAAATTGCGTGCGAATTAAATCCGCACTTAATGGATAAACCAGTCATTCCAATCGGAACGCCAGTAATATTGCCAGAAACTGACACGGAAAAGATCAGCGTGGCAAGTGACACTATACAACTTTGGAGCTGATATGCACGACACACCATCAAGAGCATCTTACATATCAGGATTATTTGCCTTCTTCATCGGACGCATTGCGGATATGTTTTCAAATGTAAATTGGGCTGACGTGGCATCAGTAACAGGTATTGTGATCGGCGTCGCAACATTCCTTGTAAATTGGTATTACAAGAAAAAAGATTTTGAATTAAAAGAAAAAGAATTAAACCAACGGAACCATCACCATGATTAAACGATCCGCAAAATATGCCTGCAGTGTAGTGGCGATTGTAGGATTGGCACTCTCTTTACACGGGAATGAAATTAGAACATCACAAAAAGGCTTGCTATTAACTGGCAATGCCGAAGGCTGTCAACGAGTGCCATATAACTGCCCTGCTGATGTATTAACATTCGGGCTAGGAACAACTGACGCAGTAGAAAAAGTCATTCCACATAAAGTCTATACAGATGAAGAAATTGCAAATGCCTTTACAAAGGGAATAAAACAAGCCGAAAAATGCGTGAATACATATGCAAACGGTCAAGCAATGCCGCAAGGTGCATTTGATGCCTTAGTGTCAATTACCTTTAATGCAGGATGCGGGAACTTAAAAAACAGCACGCTTTTTAAAATGGCACGGAAAGGATATAGCAAAGCCATGTGCGGTCAATTTGAACGATGGATTTATGCAAACGGCGTTCCACTGAAAGGCTTAATTGAAAGACGACAAAAGGAGAAAGCATTATGTTTGGGTTCTTAACGAAAAAAGAAAAATACATTTTATTGGTTGGCCCGCTCATGCTTGTGGCGATTATCCTGTTTCAAGGGTGGCAAGCCAACCACTGGCGAGCTGAAGCAGCAAAAGAAGAACAATTAAAACAACAATGGGAAGCGTCTTACGTTGCCTTAAATGAAAGCGTGGATAAATTCAATGAGCAACAAAAAGCACTCACGGAAGCCGTAAATCAATTAAAAATTTCTCAAACCAAGCAAACACAGGATTTAAAAAATGCACTTAAAAAACACCAAGATTGGGCTGACGCTTTTATCCCTGATGATGTTAGCGGCGTGTTCAACCACACCGAAAATCATTAAACAGCCAATTCTATGCCCGCAAGTTGCAGAATGTACGCCATTTGCCGCCACAATTAAAACAAACGGCGATTTGGCTAACGCTTATCTACAAAGCCAACAAAAGCTAAGTGTATGCATTGTTGAAAATCAAGCATTAAAGAAATGCATTGATGAATTTAATAAACAGGAAAAACAATGACAGATCAATTCGACCGTGCGCAAGAACTCGAACAAATGACACGTGATATTGCGTTACAAAAACACCGCACTTTTAAAGCAATCAGTGCGTTTTATTGTGAAGATTGCGACATCCCCATTCCTGAAAAACGCCGCCAATTAATTCAAGGCGTAACCCGTTGCGTGGATTGTCAGCAAAAATATGAAATGCAACAGCGGAATTTCAGAAAATGAGAAGAACAATTCTTTATTTAGCCATTGTGGCTTCGTTACCTTGTTTAGCTAACACTTACACAGTGCCATTTAGAGATAGCGCATTTGGCAGATATTCAAATTATCCTGATGGAAGAATTACAGAAGTTTGCATTCATCAAGTCGGTTATTTGATGACAGACAATGGACATTTGACTGTGGCAGTGGATAAAGATAACCGTCCATTAATTTGCAGAGATACGCAAAATGAAAAAGCCCAACCAACTGCGCAAAATCCTTGAACAAAGCCATCCCGACTTTGTAAAAAATCCCGACCATCTACAACTTTATGTGGACGGTGGGCAAATCGTCGCAACGGGTGCCGCATCATTTAGTTTTGAATATCGTTACACACTCAATGTCGTGGTGACGGATTATGCAGGCGATATTGCCACCTTGATTGTGCCAATGATGGCTTATCTGCGCACAAATCAACCTGAAATATTAGAAAATCCACAAATTCGAGAGAATGCATTTAAATTCCAAGTGGATTACAACAATAACAACACCGCAGATATTAGTTTCGAAATCCAACTCACCGAACGTGTCGTTTCGAAAAAAGACGGGAATAACGTGCAGATCCATTACGCAAAAGAACCCGTATGGGACGAACCAACCCGAGTAAAAGTCTATTTGGAAAACTGGGATTCATTAATTTTTGAGGGTGATATCATCTAATGGCAACAGTAGAAGAAGTTCAGGCAAAATTGACCGCACTTATTGCCAATCTTTCTCCACAGGCGCGCAGACAGCTTGGGCGAAAAATCGGGCAAGCCTTGCGAAAAAGCCAATCGAACCGAATTGCACGCCAACAAAATCCAGATGGTTCTGCCTTTGAACCTAGAAAACCACGTAAAGAATTTGGAAAAAAGAAAGGACGAATCAAACGCAAAGCCATGTTCGCCAAACTTCGCACCGCCAGACATTTAAAAGTGCGGTCAAATGGTAACGAAGTTTCAGTAGGGTTTAATGGCTCAAGTGCCGCCATTGCTGCAGTGCATCAATACGGTTTAACGGCACGACCATCAAAAGAGAAGGATTTTAAAGTGAGATATGCCCAACGGGAACTATTGGGCATTTCAGAACAGGATTTATCAATGCTGAATGAATTGGTGATAGAACAAATTAGCAAAAGCTAATTACTTTAAATAAGAAGGTGGAACCACCGTATCATGGTGTGAAAGTTTACCGGCAAACAATACCAATAAAACCACATAAAGAGGCAAACAAATGATTGGCACAACAAACACTACAAACCATACCCAGCCCCAAAATGTTTCCGGTTTAAAAAGTTCATACATTGATACAGTAAAACTAGATAAAGCAGAAAAAACGACTGCAAAAAAATGACCAACTGGTGCGATAACATCAAACCAGATAAATGAAAAAGGATTAAATTGATAATGTAAACAGGTGGAAATAATCACAAGACTCCACATAGCAATGTTTAGCATGATCAACGTGCGAGATGTTCTTTTGTTTTTCATATCCGCTCCTTATTCTCTTTTCTTGATTATTAGCAATCATACGTTTATTTGTCAATAAAAATAAGGCGAAAAAATGAATAATTTACAAATTCAAATTATCCTAAATTCAGTAGATAAAGCAACCGCACCAATTAAGGCGATAGCAGGTAGAGCGGAAGCATTAGCTGAAAAAGTGAAACATGCTCAAAAAGCATTAAGCGGATTGGATAAAACTAAAAATTTAGCTGAAAAATTTAAAGCTCTGCGTAACGAAACGAATAGCTATGCCAAAGCACTAGATACTGCAAAAGCAAACAGCAAACAATTACAAAGTGCCGTGGATTCAAATACGGCTAAATTTAACAGCATTACAGGGAAACTAGGCAATGCGACACAACAACTCAATAAACACAAAGAAGAAGTCATACGCTTAAAATCGGTTTATAACAATATGTCTATTCCTCTTGCCAAAGGCATGGGGTTTAAAAGCTTTAATGATGCACGTTCCAGTATTGCCCGACAAATTGAAACACAAAAGAAGGCAATAAAAGATTCAAACGAACAGATTAAAAAGTTAAAGTCAGAACGCAAAGCTACCGAACAAGCCGTAAAAAGCACAACAAAAGCCCTTGATGGCGAGAAAGAAACAATTAACAAGATTAATAAAGAATATAAACCCCATGTAGAACAACTAAAAAAAATACAAGAACAACTACACAAAGCGGGATTTAGCACCAAGCACTTTGCGCAAAGTGAAAAACAACTATCGGCAGATATTGAAAAAGCAAATAATAAATTAGCAAAACATCAGCGTATGCTTGCTTTAGTTGAACGAGCACAAGCAAGATTTGCTCGTATTAAAGCTCCAATATCATCTGCATTAAATACTGGACGAAACATTGCAGGCGTAGGGGTACAAGCATCTATTGGCGGACAACAAATAATGCAACCGATCATATCAATGGGTCGAGGTGTCGTAGGAATGGCGCAAGTTGCTGGTAAATTTGAGCAATTTCAGTCTGTTTTAGAGGTAACAGAAGGCAGTTCAGAAAAAGCCAAGAAAAGTTTTGATTGGGTGAAAAAATTTGCCGTAGATACTCCAGCCAACCTTGATGAAGCAATGGAAGCCTTTGTGCGTTTGCGCGCTTACGGCATGGATCCTACAAACGGATTACTGCAAACATTAGGCGATACAGCTTCTGCAATGGGAAAACCAGTTATGCAAGCTGTAGAGGCAATTGCCGATGCCGTAACAGGTGAAAATGAACGCTTGAAAGAATTTGGGATTAAAGGCAGTGCAATAAAAGGAACAAAATTTATCGAATATACTTATACGGATAAAAATGGCAAACAACAATCAGCACGTGTCGATAAAAACAACCGAAAACAAATTGAAGAAACGCTCAAACGTATTTGGAATGAAAAATATTCTGGCGCAATGGAAAAACAATCAAAAACGCTTTTAGGTATTTGGGCAAAACTTGATGACGTATGGGCAAGTTTTCAAATGAAAATAATGGAAAATGGCGCATTTGATTGGATTAAAGATAAACTGCAATTTCTTTTAAAGAAATTTGATGAACTTGAACAGAATGGCGAGTTAAAAAAATGGGCAAAAGATATTGGCACAGTTATCAATGAAGTGATTCAAGGATTGTGGGATTTTGGTCAAACCGTATTTGAGGCAGTCAAATGGTTGGCTCAATTTGCATCCCAAAACAAAGGTGCAATCGCTACAATAGTTAAGTTTACCGCCATAGCTGGTGTGGCATTGATGGCTCTCGCACCTTTGCTTTTCACCTTGTCTTTAGTTGCACCAGTGCTCCAAGTATTGGGTTCAACGTTTTTATGGGTTGGGAAAGTTGCTATAACTGCCATTTTGGGTATAGGGAAAGCTATGTTAGCCAATCCAATTCTAGCTGTGATTGCCTTAATTATTGGTGCATTAGTGTATCTTTGGCAAAATTGGGATGAAGTGAAAGCAAAACTCATTGAGGGCTGGAACTGGTTAAGTGAACAAGCGGGGCAAATTTGGCAAAACATTGTTAATTCTGTTACAGAAAAATGGAACGTATTAAGTGCCAAAGTGGGAGAAATCACAAATTCAGTTGGGGAGTTTTTCCGTGAAAAATGGGAAGGCATTACCGATACAGCAAAAAACTTCGGTTCTAATATGATGAACAAACTAAAAGATGGCGTACTTGAAAGTTTTAAAAATGTACAACAAGCCATTAGCAGTACTGTGGATTGGATCAAAGAAAAACTCGGCTTTTCTAAAGATACAGAAAAACAAATTGAACAAACAAAACAAAATATTGCAAATGTCACAAACAATGCAGAAAACAACGTGCCAAATATTAACAAATGGTCAGGTGGCTATGCAGGAAATGGCGGTAAGTTTGAACCAAAAGGTATATTCCACGGTGGCGAATACGTGATGACCAAAGAAGCTACATCACGCCTTGGCATCAATACACTCAATGCGCTTAATTACGGCAAGCAAGCACTGATTGCGGGCGGATTGGGGATCAGCGTTGCAACTGCCGCACCAATTCAGGTGGATAACAGACCACCAATTTCCACACGTCCAAGCATCAGCCAAACCATGCAACCAATGGCGGTCAATATCACCATTAATGCACAAGCAGGGCAAAATGAACGACAAATTGCCCAACTTGTCGCCGCAGAGCTTGAACGAATCAACCGACAACAGCAAGCAAGAATGCGAAGTCGAATGACAGATCGGG